ACTTAATAAAATGAACATTTACGAAAAAATTCAAGCGGTTACAAATGAGATAAATAACATCTCTAAAGACATGAGTGTAGGAGGGCAATACAAAGCCGTTAGCGACCTAGCTGTTACATTAGCAGTAAACAAGGCAGAGGCTAAGTTTAAATTGATTTCAATCCCTATTAAACAAGAATTGATTAGTTCTGAAATTTACAGAAACATTGATACGCTCGAATATGTTACTGAGAATATGACAAATGGAACTAAGCAGGTAAATAATACTAATGCTGTTAAAACTACCTATGTAGAAACTATTAAAATGACAGTTCGTTTTATTGATATGGAAGACCCAACTTCATTTATTGATGTTGAAAGTTTCGGACGTGGTTTAGATAGTGGAGACAAAGGATTTGGAAAGGCTTCAACTTATGCACGGAAATACGCTTTATTGAATGCTTATAAAATACCAACAGGTGAAGACCCTGACAAAGATTTAAGCCCAGTTCATAAAGAAACCGTTATAACTAAACCTATTGAGCCAACACATCCAGTAAAAGTACTACCAGCCGCAATGAGAGAACTGAAGGGCGCAAAAAATGAAGGTGAATTAGTAGCTGCATGGGTTAAATGGAAACAATTTCACACCGAACAAGAGTTTGTGGATGCTAAAATTGAAATGAAAACAAATTTAAATATAAAATAAAATGGAAATTAAAGGAAAAATTATCGCAATTTTACCAGTTCAAACTGGACAAGGTAAAAATGGAATGTGGAGAAATCAAGATGCTGTAATCGAAACAGACGGTCAATATCCTAAAAAAATATGCTTCAATTTATGGGGTGATAAAATTGACCAATATCCGATGCAAATAGGGCAAAAAGTAAACGTTTCATTTGACATTGATAGTAAAGAATACAATGGGAAATGGTTTACTAAAGTAGTGGCATGGAAAGTTGATGTCGAAGGAGCTACGCAACCAGTACCAACAAAAGGGAATGGAACAATTGATGAAGGAACGGGGCTACCATTTTAGGCAATGAAAACATTTAAGTTCAAAAAAACAAAAGAAAATCCAACTATCAATATCGGTAGTTGGATTGAAAACCAAGTCAGGTTATTAGCTTTTGGAGAATGGGAGTTAACTATTCAAAAACCAAAACGAAATAACGATCAAAACGCATTAATGTGGGCGTGGTTTAATTGCCTGGCAAAAGATAGCGGAAATGAAATGCAAGATTTTTACGACCACTATACAAAGAAATTTCTACTAAAAACTATTGAAATTAACGGAGTTCCTGAAAAAGTAGTATCGGGAACTTCAAAACTTAAAATCAATGACTTTGCAGAATTTCTTACTAAAATACAAGCGGATGCAGCTTCGGAGTTTGGAATCACATTGCCTACTAGAGATGATATTTACTACCAAGAATTTTTAAATCAATACGGAAAATGAAAAACAACTCTAAAATAGAATATGATGGATTGTTAGCTTCTGGAATGTTTTTTGAATTTTATCCGAAACTAACAGGAAAATATATTTCAGATAAAAAACAGTGGGATATTGAGTATAAAAAACTTTTAAAAACAAGAAAAGATTATGCCAAACGAACTATTTCCAACTGAAACGAATCGCATACGTGGCAAGTTTGCAACCTCTACGCATACCCGTCTATACAAATCTATGGAAAATGGATTAAAGTCGCAAATTGAGCATCTTAGGCGGCAATTAATCGGAGTAGCTACTATGTTACGATTAAAGGATGAACAAATTATTCAACTAAAACAAAAATTAAAAGATGCTAAAATGTAAATGTGGAATAGAATTTGAGCCATTTTCAAGAAATAGCACGATAAAACAGAAAATGTGCATGCAATGCCTTATTAAAAATGGTAATGAAGAGCGTAAGAAATTAGCTAAAAATCAATGGAAAAAAGAGAAATCAGAAATTAAAGCTAAATTAAAAACTCATTCTGAATGGCTCAATGATTTGCAAAAGGTTTTTAATACCTATATCCGTGCGAGGGATTTAAAAAAGCCTTGTATTTCGTGCGATAAACCTTTAATCGGTAAGTTTGATGCTGGGCACTTTTTTTCTGTTGGGGCTTATCCTAACATTAGATTTAATGAAGACAACGTTCACGGGCAATGTGTACACTGTAATCAACATCTACATGGAAACGTAAATGAGTATGTTATTCGTTTGCCTTTCAGAATTGGACAAGAACGTTACGACTTATTATTTTTAAGAAGAAATGAATGTGGAAAATTGACCGTATCGGAAATAAAAGAGCTTTTGATTGAGTATAAAAACAAAACTAAAGTACTTGAATTAAACCGTATTGATTTTTACGAACAAACCGAAAACGATAAACTTTCAAATAAATTTTGAAAAGTAGTTGTTTATTCAAAAAATAGTAGTATCTTTGCATTTATAAAATAAGCGGTTGAAATAGTCCGCTTTTTATTAACTTTAAAAACTTATAAAATATAATGAAAAAGGAAATTAGACAGGATTTATATACTCAATCAGAATATGCAAAATTGATTGGAGTATCACAACCAAGGGTGGCGCAAATGATGAAAGAAGGGAAACTTCATGTGGTATTTGTAAATGGTGCTGTATTAATTAAAAACATTTGATTTTTTCAGCATTTAAAACTTATAAAAAATAACTAATTATGGCAGAAAATAAAAAATCGTTTCTTTTGTACTGTGATTTAATTCATACAATTGAGCAATTACCTAATGAAAAAGCAGGTGAATTATTTAAGCATATACTTAGATACGTAAATGATATGCATCCAAAAACAGACGATTTGATTACTAAAATATCATTTGAACCAATAAAACAGCAGCTTAAAAGAGATTTAATTTCATGGGAAGATAAAATTAAAGATAAAAGTACAAGTGGTAGATTGGGCAATTTAAAACGCTGGAATATAGACTTATATAATCAAGTATCTGATAAATTAATAAGTTTAGAAGATGCTGAAATTATCGCAAAAAGTCGCACAGTATCGCACACCGATAAAAACATGTCGCTTCCTATCGCAAAAGTCGCTGTTAATGATACAGTAAATGTAACAGTTAATGATACTGTAATAAAAGAAAAAAAGAATAGAGATGTGGCAAAAGCCACCACGCAAAAAAGAATTTCTATTTTTAAAGAATCTTTATTCCCTTACACAAAAACTCAAGGCGGGATTTATTCAGTCGATATGGTAAAATCATTTTTCGAGTATTGGAGCGAATTAACAAAGAATGGAACTAAAATGAAATGGGAATTTGAAAAAACATTTCAAATATCAGGGCGACTTGCAAGGTGGGCAAAGAATGAACATACATTTTCAAAAGAACCAATAAAAAATAACGTTTATAAAACAACTGATTAGGATTATGGAATTAAACAAAATTTATTGTGAAAATAACCTCGAAACAATGGCTAAAATGCCTGACAATTTTATTGACTTAACGGTAACTTCTCCGCCATACGATAATTTACGAGATTACAAAGGGTATTCTTTTCCATTTGAGGAAATTGCAAAAGAACTATTCAGAGTTACGAAAGTTGGTGGAGTTATAGTTTGGATTGTTGGAGATTCAACTGTAAAAGGTAGCGAAAGTGGAACTTCATTTAAACAGGCTCTCTACTTTATGTCAATCGGATTTAATTTACACGACACAATGATTTATGAGAAAAATTCAAGTGCTTATCCTGCTAGCAGAAAAGGAAACCGATACACTCAAATCTTTGAGTATATGTTTGTTTTTAGTAAAGGTTCTCCAAAATGCAATCTGCTCTGTGATAAAGTTAATAAATGGGCAGGTTTTACTAATTGGGGGAATAATACACAGTACAATTCTGCTGGAGAATTAATAATAACGAATAATATAAAACCTGTTCCTGAATTTTCACCCCGAAATAATATTTGGAAATTTACAGTTGGTTTTAATGATAAGACGGGACACCCTGCCGTATTCCCCGAACAATTGGCAAACGACCATATATTAAGTTGGTCAAATGAAAACGATTTGGTTTACGACCCTTTTATGGGTTCTGGAACAACTGCTAAAATGGCAATTTTGAATAACAGAAATTGGATTGGCTCTGAAATGTCAGAAGAATATGTAGAATTAGCGAATAAAAGATTATTCCAATATTTAAAACAACAAACATTATTTTGAAATCATGGCAAAAAAAGAAAATTCAAACTATGCAAAAATACCACCTCAAGCATTAGATATTGAAGAAGCCGTATTGGGTGCATTAATGATTGAAAGCGAAGCAATAAATAGAGTTGACCTTAATCCTAATGACTTTTACAAAATTGCACACGAACGTATTTTTTTAGCAATTAAAAATTTACATAATCGTCAAAATCCAATTGACAGGCTTACGGTTGTAGAGGAGTTGACAAAAATGGATGCTTTGGAAGAAGTCGGTGGAGCTTATGCAATTGTAATGCTTGCAATGAAAATGTCAAGTGCCGCAAATTTAGAATATCATTCAATGATTATTAAGCAAAAATCAATAGCTAGAAAATTAATTGCTTTGAGTTCCGAAGTGCAAACAATGGCTTATGATTCAGGAACCGATGTTAGTGATATTATTGAATTTGTTGAAAAAACATTCACTGATATTTCGGTAGGTCAAGAAGAAAGCGAAGTATTTGATATTGAAAATTCATTGAACAGCGTTATCACTTATATTCAGAATATCGAAAATAACGTCAGAAACGGCATTTCTACGGGTTTAAATACTGGACTGGTAGAATTAAACAAACAATTAAATGGAGGCTTTACATCGCCTGATTTGGTTATTGTCGGAGGTCGTCCATCGATGGGAAAAACGCAATTAGCCGTACATTTCGCTAAAAATGCAAGTTCGGATGATAATCATTGTTTATTTTGCTCTTTAGAAATGACCAAGATACAATTAGTTTTAAGAATGATAACTGAACATGAAGGAATTGATTTCTACAAAATTAAAACTGGTCAATTATCTATACCAGAATGGGTGTTGATTGATGAAATGATTGGGAAAATTAGTAAATTGAATTTATTCATTGCAGACGATCCAAATGTTGTTTATCTTAATAACATAAAATCAATTGCTCGTAAAATGAAACGACAAGGTAAATTAAACTTATTAATTATTGATTATTTGCAACTTGTTGAAACTGGAATGAAATTTGGAACACGAGATTTAGAAGTTGGTTATATTACTCGTAATCTTAAAAACTTTGCAAAGGAATTAAATATCCCAATTATTTTATTAGCTCAATTAAATAGAAGCGTTAAGGGTTCAGTTCCAAAAGCTCCAAATTTGGAAGATTTGAGAGAAAGCGGAAACATTGAACAAGATGCAGACATTGTAATTTTTATTCATAGACCGGCATATTATAACCCTGATGGATTAGACGAGGATGGTAATAGTTGGAACAATAGAGGGTTATTGATTTTAGCTAAGAATAGAGAGGGTGAAAGAAATGCAAGGGTAGTATTTAAACACGATGACCATTTCAAAAAAATATGGGATGATGGTGGGTTTGTTCCATTTAATAATCCACCTAAATTTTTAGTTACAAATACAGAGGCAGATTTTTATGGTGGGAAGAAAGATGGAGAAACTCCATTTTAATTCAAAAATATGTTTTACAACACAAAAATCACATAGTTTAAATCAAAAAATAGCAGTTACTTTGCGTAAACAAAAACAAGAAAAAAATATGTACCAACTATCAAAAGATTACCAATTATTATATCAATTAATTCAAAAACAATCAATAGTTTGTTTTGTTGATTATGATTTTTATAGAAATGGGAAAGACAAGGCTAGAGATATTTGCCAATGTAAAATAACAAAGTCAAAAGATATAACATTTATTTCACGAGGTCATGAATATGGAGGTGTATCACAATGGGAAATTGAACTTGAAAAAACAACTGAATATGATTTATTTTTAAGTGAGTGTAAATCGTTAAATATAGAATTTATACCATGCTGACATTCAAACTTCTATCGGAGATGAAACATTCCGAGTTCACTTGCGAAACCGTTCAGGAAATGATAGACGAACTTACTAGACTAGAGAAAGAAAACAGCCCACAGACTTATATTTGTGTAGAAAAAAGCACAGGAAGGTCAATTGTTGGGGGAGAATTAATGCTTGTAAAAAGAAATAAAAGGATATGATAAAAATTAGCGAAACAGAATACTTTTCAAACGATGGTACAATCAGATTCTTAAATATGGATTGCAATGATTTTATGAAAGGTTGCAAAGATAATAAGTTTGATTTGATAATAAATGATAGTCCTTATGGTATCTCTGTAAACATGAATGCTGGCAGAAAACAAGATACAAAATCAAAAAAAAGAACCGTAAAAAAGTGGGATAACGAAACACCAAACGAGGAGCATTTTTTAGAGTGCTTTCGCATTTCAAAAAATCAAATTTTTTGGGGTGCAAATCATTTAATTGATAAAATAAAAAAGCCTTCATCTGGTTGGATATTTTGGGATAAATGTGTTGCTGCAGGTTGCTCTTTTTCGGATGGGGAGTTAGCTTGGACTTCATTTAATCAATCACTTAAAAAAGCGGTTATTGCCTGGAGTGGATTTATAGGGCAGGAAGGTGAAAAATTCCATCCGACAACAAAACCGATTAAATTATACCGTTGGATACTTCAAAACTACACCAAGCCAACCGACACAATACTTGATTGTTTTGGCGGCAGTATGAGTAATTCAATAGCCTGTCACATGGAGCGCAGAAAGCTAACTATAATCGAGTTGGATAAGGATTATTTTGATAAGGCATTGAACCGTTTTTCAATTTATGAGCAACAAATGAAATTATTCTAAAATGACTACACCAGCAAAAAAAAAGCTTGTCATTGCAAACATTGCAAGGCTAGTAAAGCGAACAAAAGCACTAAGCTAAAGAGAATTATTAAACGATATTTAAACAAACAACGCAGGACAAAAACAGACTGCTATAAAACATTTTATTGGGCATGACAACAAAAGAAATAACACAGCGAAACTATATCGCAACGGTAAGGCGTGGACAAATTACAGCCGAAACAACAGCAAAACAATTCATTCAAAAGCTACAAGAAGAGCTAAAAGAGCTTATTGATTCACTTTCTGATGATGTAACAGCTCCATTCGATATTAAAGAACTTGCGGATATTAGCTTAGTTTGCGACAGAGCTATGGGCATGGTTATTCTCCTGCCCATAGTAAGTATTATGTTTTCGTGCTTTATTATCTTTAAATCAATTATTTAAACAATTAAAATACAATCAAATGGAAGTAAATTTCAACAATCTTAGAAAAAAAACTTGTGTTGCTTTTGACAGGCTTACAAGTAAATTAAATAACGAGTTAAAAAGTTATGAAAAAGAATATGGCGACAAAGGATTTATATTAATTCATGTTGACGATATTCAAAAGGAAATGGACGAATTAAAGCAGCTTATTGGCTCGATTGCGATGTGCTATAATCCGAATGACGAAGATATGAAGGATGTCTTTGAAGAATTATATCCCGATGATAAATCAATGTTTGACTTTAATCCCGATGCTGATGAGTAGTGCGATTTTTCTTAGCATGAAACATAACGTCCGAGTGTATGCTTTGTAGCGGATTGCGGAGCGCAGATTTGTCGACAGACAAATCAAGCCGCAAGCGGGCGAAAAAGCTATACTAACGCACAAATAGGCTATAGAGCATACACGTGTGTTGGCCGTTCGTTGTTTTCTTGATTATTAACTTTGAACAATAAATATCATGGATTTAGTATTTGTAAATGATTGCGCCGTTGACGGATGTGGTAAAAAGAACATGGGAAAAGGCAAACAAATGTGTAAAGAACATCAAGCCAAATATGAAGCTGGTGAAAAACTAACGGCTTTTTATGGTAAAACTGTACAGAAAAAAAAATTTCAAAATAAAAAATTATGACACAACAAGAAATTGAAGAAGAAAAAGCAGTAAGAATCTGCTATGATAACTTGGATAAATTCACAGATATTTATCCAACAGATAAAAATGCAGACGGAACATATTGGGAAAACAAAATTCCCGAAAATGTAAAGTTGACCGTATTTTGTCAAGGTTCAAACGACGAAGGCTTTCTTATAAATGTTACTTCGGACGAACTTGGATTAGAAGCATTAATCGCTCAAAAATGGATTATCCATTCAGAACTCGAAACGCTCTCTGGTTGCTCTTTGCAATGACGACTAACGACCTAATATGCACATAAAAAGTATTTCAAATCTATTAAAACACCAATGGTTCAGCACTCTATAAAAATATCAATTGATTGCAAAACTGCAATCAATTTCTTGAAAACAAAGCATATAAGTGCGGATAAGTATTTTAGATTGGGTGGGGAATCGTTGGTGATTGAAATTGCAAAAAAAAATATTTACATTGAAGAAAGTTAGATTACCATTTTAAAATAATAATACATAATGACACCGCACCAAGAATCAAAAATGAATGCAAAATTAGCTCCAATTGTAAATATGGTTTATTCAATATCTATGATTATCGAGGGGATGGCGTTAGATTTGAACGAAAAAGAAATATATGATAATGCAGTACTACTAAGGAATAAAGTAGGTGAAATCGGATTAAATACATCGACTAGCTTTGGCGATTGGACTGATTATGTAGAAGAAAATATAGTGATATTTGGTTATAAATCCGAATTGCTGCCTATTCTATGCTATAAACTCTATCACTACGCTAAAAAAATGGAGGATGTTTACCGAATGTATGAGCCGAGGTTTGATTTTTACCAAATGAAAGAAGTTAAAGCGATTTTCGACAGTGTAAAAGATTTCAAATCTAACGGAGTTTTATTCAAAAAAGTAACAAATACGCTTGAATTAATGCGATTAAGTTAAACTTTCATTGTTGATTGAAAATAACTTGCAATAAACTTGGTTTGTGTTTACAATAACTATATCTTTGTATCATAATTAAAAACAACAATTAAAACGTAGCATTATGAAAGCAACAGAAAAAATTTTTGGTCAAACAGTAAAAGTAGGAACTAAATTACATGCAAAATTAGTTCAACAAAGAAAACAATTTAATGACCTTTTAAAGCATGAAACAAACTAATGCAGTACTATTCAAAATGGCGTAAACAATGGATTGATTTTACGCCAACAGAAGGGAAATTAATTCAACTTAAAAAATATCATTATGCAATCAGAAATAATTTAGCCAATGAAAAACACTAACAACCACGGAGGGGTTAGAATCCCCTCGCTCGGTAAAACTTTAGGCAGACCAAAAAAAGAGCCTACAACAGTCGTATCATTTCGCGTTCATCTTGAACACGAAGAACCAATCAAGAAATTTGTAAAAGAATATTTAGATCATTTTAAAAAATAGAATTATGGATTATTTAAAAGTAACCACAGATAATCTATTTAAAGCAATTGAATTTCAGAAAAATGGATATATAACTCCAAAGGCAGTGATTGAAAAGCTAACTAAATACGATTATTTATATGTTAATCCACCGTACAATGGCCAAACAAGATAAACGCTTAGGGCTTACTAAGGCACTAGAAAAGCTAACCGGGAAACAGAATATAAATCAAGTGTTTGATGACTTCTTAAAGATGACCGTATGCGCTTATTCCCTCGGAAAAATGGAGCCTGAATACGAGCAAATCATTAAACGGTACGATAAAGACGAACTCCCACCTTTCGGATCTGCACTTGGTGAGTTAATTTTGGAACACGAACGCACAAATACTCAATCTGCTTGGGTTGATGTTGTAGGTACAACTTTTGAAGAGGTCAATTCAGCTTCCGCGGCTTCGAGAATGGGTCAATTTTTTACACCAGTAGCATTATGCCGATTGATGGCACAAATCACACAGGACGGCTTAAATGAAGGCAGCGTAAACGATCCAACGTGTGGAAGTAGTCGAAATTTAGTGGCCACGCACAACTAAACCCAAATAATAGGTTTAACTTTTGGTATGTCGGTTCAGATTTAGACGAAAGATGTGTAAATATGTCAGTGATTAACTTTCTAATGTTTGGAATGAAAGGCGTAATTATTCACATGGACGCTTTAAGAATGGAAATTTTCAAAGGCTACCGTATTTATTTACCAGAAACAGGGCTTGGAGTTATTCAACTCACTAAACAAGAATGCCATAAGTATTTATTTGCAGAAAGTGAAAAAGAAAATGTGATAGTGATTAAACAACCAGTACAGCAAAGTTTATTCTAAACATGTTTTATAACATAAAAATATGATTTTATATACCAACTAAACAGACTTACTTTGCATATTAATTTTAAAACAAAAAAATCATGACTAAACAAGAGTTATTAGAAGAAAAAAACGATTTACTAATTTACAGCGTAAAGGTTGCAATTGGTAAACTTGAAAAGAAGAACGCTTACAACGAGCGAAAAGAATTGGTACCTGAAATTACGGAATACCGGAAAGAGAAGATTAAGAAGTTATCAATTTTATTAGAATGGCTGCAAAATGAAAACTAAACGGACACCTCAAATCGAAATCCCTGCTATTATTTTAGAAAAAAGAAAACGATATGCAGAAGAAAACAAAGAACTACTAAGAAAGCGAAGTTCAGAAAGTTACTCAAGAAAACGAAATCGGATTTCATCTGCATCAAGAAAACGGAAACGCATTTTATCAATCACTTTGTACGATGGCGCAATGTATGCAAAATTTACCACTAAGCAAGCCCAAATTCGCTATAAATTACAAATTGAGTGTGATAGCCTATGGAGTAAGTTTTGCAGCTTAGAAAGTCTTATTTCAGTCGAAGCATTTAAAACAATCGAAAGGATTAATCAAATAGAATATTTAACGGTATAAAAATTGAATTATGAATAAAATTGAATTTATGGCAATGAGTTTGCCGAGTGGATTAAAAATACAATGTCAATCATCTAACAAGTATAATCGTAACATCTTGAACTATTACGATTTGATTGGCATAAGCAGAAACGAATATACTTGTGAACTTAATTTAATATATCATTTTAATATAGATGCAGTTAAGCCAGTTCTTCACCCACCTTCCGACCTCACAAAAGAAATTGATCATGGTGGTGAAAGATTTATACCAATTGAAAGATTAGGGTGGTTGTATGATTTTGATTCAGATACAACTTGTCAAATTAGAATGTATATAAATCAAGGTTGGACTTCAAATATTACAGAATTACCTTTTGATTTAGTTTCACAATTAATCGAATGGCATTTCGATATTGCCAATTTAATCGAAAAAGGAGAGGCGATAGATGCAAATACTTTAGAAGTAAATCCGTATAAGTAGAAAACATGTTTTAGAACATAATTTTTCTATTGCACCAATAAATTAAACACGCTTACTTTGCAATTATAAATTAAACAATTAAAACAACATTATGCAAAACTGGTTTTTAGTAAAAGTCAAGTACGAAAAGACAGCCGAAGAAGGCAAAATCGTAAAAATTAATGAGCAGTATTTATTCGATGCTCTATCGTTCACAGAAGCCGAAAAGCGGGTAGCTGAAGAATTACAACCTTTCATTTCTGGCGAGTTTATCACAACGGCTATTTCAAGGGCACGTATAAATGAATTATTCACTAACGAAAATGGTGATAAGTGGTATAAAAGTAAAGTGTATTTTATTTCGCTTGACGAAGAAAAAGGCATTGAAAAACGAACTGCCACTACAATGATGGTACAAGCCAACAACGTAAAAGAAGCATGGGACGGACTTCAAGAAGGTATGAAACATACAATGGCAGATTATGAAATTGCATCCATTGTTGAAACGCAGATTTTAGATGTTTATCCATTTATCAAAAAAGACTGAAACTGAAAGCGGAAAATAAAACCCGCACCCTCAAGTACCTGGTACGGATTGGGGGAACTAACTAATTTTTAAATAATTAATTTATGAAAGTAAAAATAACAGGTGGATATAAAGAGGTTGAAAGTCTCTATCAATTTAAAGTAAAGGATGATTTGTTTTTTGTGCATGAAGTACTTGAGTTTGCGAGTCATCAAAAGCAAAAATACTCAGCTAGCCATTTATTAACCGGTGTACAAATTCCTGAAACTACCTTCATTAAAATTGAAAGCGTAAAAAGTAAAGTAATCCGTATATTCAGAAAAACTCCTTTCAATTCATTAGGCCATAAGATTGTCAATTCTGACTCTCCGATAAGATTAGACCCGTATGTTTTCAAAAAATATGGAGATAACCGAAATGAGAAAATGGAAGCGTTTCGGAAAAAATTAAAGAAATTGGAATATGAATATGAAGATTTAGAGGATCACATTTGCGATAAAGCGATGAAAATATATAGTGAAATTAATAACCTTAGATGTATTTTAAGATGAAAACAATTGAAGAAGCAACGCAAGATTTTGCAGACTCAAAAGAATATGCAGAATTTTATTCACTTAATAGATTTGATAGTATTTTCAATGCTGGAGCAAAATTTGCTCAAAAATGGATTCCATTTACCGAAGAAAAACCGCCTTTAGAAAGAGTATTATTAAAGACTGAAAGCGGATATGTAGAAGCAAGAACAATAAAAAAATTCATGCTAAGAGATTTAAAAATATATTTAGGAAGTAAACTTGCTACTCACTGGCGCAAAATAGAAATATCATGACACGAGAAGAGATTGAAAAAGCATCAAAAAAATATGCGAATAATTACGGAAATCAATCATGTAAATCAATGAAAGACCAATTATACGATGATGGGCGTGAAATTGGGTTTATTGATGGGTTTATATGTGCTATTCGTATTAATTTAGAAAATAAACGCCAGGCATATATTGACCGCATAGGTTACGAGCCCGAAAGCAAACATTTAGATAATTGGAATTTACAAATTGATTTACTTAATAAAAAAATTGATGAATTATGAAAGGATTAAGATTAGATAGCGAAGAAAAACTATCAGTGTGGACGATTGGGTCTAAAAAAGAAAATATTGAAATAAAAGAAGGCGCTCTATTTAGCTTCACAGACATTGTAACAATGAAGAAGCAATTTGGAAATGCTTTACTGTATTGTGGATATTGGTATTTAACAGATAAGAAAACAAATAAATCATGGTTATTAAATAGTCAATTATTGGATTTAAAACAAGAGGAATTATGAAAACAATTAAATTAACTGATAAAAAAGGTTTAACAAATACCTTTGAATTTGACGAAATGCCATCTATCACAATCGATGGGGAAGTGGTGGTTTTTGAAAGTAAAAAAGTGGAATTTAAGAATGGGGATGTAATTTTTGTGTCCGACCATGATAATAGAAGTGAAGCTGTTTTTATATTGAAAGTCTATAATCAATATGAAGCAAACGGTATTTGTTATTTTTGCAAAATAAACATTCGTCAAGAGTTAAACTATAACGATAATATCTCATCAAATTGGAAGGAAAAACGCCACGCAACCCAATCCGAAGCCAAACGGATATTCGATGCACTTGCAAAGGACGGCAAACAATGGAATGCTGAAAAGGAATGCATTGATGATTTGAAAGTTGAGCCGAAAGGTGGGGATTTGGTGAAAATAACATTAAACTCTAGTAAAAGTGTTTTATCTAGAATTGACACTAGTGATAGAATAGAATTAAGCTATATTTCCAGAATATATGATGGAGTAAATTATAATTCAATAGGGCATTGCAGACTTACTGATATTTTATCAATCGAAATCCTCACCCCCGACCAATTTCAATCCGAAGTTAACTACTTAGGTTTTGAATATGACTTTGAAAATGATAGTTATTCAGTTTTGAAATGGAAGCCGAAAGATAATGATCTCTATTACTATTTTAATACAACATTAGATGTTTGCAATATACATTATTTAATAATATCATCAATTGATTTTTTAAGATTTGAAAATGGTAACTGTTTCAGAACAGAAACCGAATGCCAAGAAAAAATCGAACAAATTAAAGCGATACTAAAATGAACGAGCAAGGCCAAAGCCCCGACAAGAAATGGAATGATTTTAAAATTCAAGTCATTTACACGGCAATAGCTGCAATTATTTATTTGATTTATAATTTAGTAAAATAACCAACAAAAAAAGGCTGTCATCACGACAGCCTTTTCCACATAAAAAAACCAAAACCAAACAAAGCTAATCCTAAAATTATAAAGTCAAAATAACTAAACCATCGATATTTTAGAACTTGATCGCCTTTTATTTTTTTCGTTATTATTAAAGTTTCTACTATATTGATTTTAATGTATTTGTAAATTTTTATTTTCACCTCTTTAATTTTCGACGGAATGACTGTAAAGTTTTCAATTGAATGATTTAATAATCCTGTTGAATCAATCCAGGCATTTGAAAAACTAAAATCAGTTGAAAGTTTAGATTTTTGATTTGTTTTTACCTCTTGTTTTTGTGGTAGCCATTTGATGACTGTATCTTTTACTGTTATAGTCGTCGTACTGTCGTTTCGTTCGATTGTACTGTAGTTATTTACTAATTGCTTAGCCTTACACCCACTCAAAAAAATAATGGCTATAACAAGCCAAAATAGAAGTAATATAGTTATTTTCTTTTTCATTTTGTATGTGTTCATTTCTTTTTCAACTTGTTTATATTCATTGCTGTTAATTAATTCTTCATGTGTCATGATAATATGTTTTATAACATGTTTTTATTGATTGTTTATTGAAAAATAGTATATATCTTTGCAATTCAGAATATGGAGTTAGCAAAGTTGGTTAAGTGCGACGTGAGGCATACTTGAAATAAGGTTGCTACGGGTGACAATGGTTCGAATCCATTACTTCATATTAAATCCTATTCATCATTTGGATAGGATTTTTTTATTAGCTTAATGTTTCGTCTAATTTCATGATAATGCTTTTGTAGTATTAATTACCCTATTTAGCCAGCCCTTAAGAAATACCGTATTTCTGCCTGTTGCAATTTGTTTATAGTAATTGTTTCGAACTGAAATAAAGCCATTAGCCCAATTCCCAGCATTTGCAGTGTTGATTGTATCTTTTCCAATAACTCCATCAGCCGAAACAACTAATAGCCTTTGAAGTAGTTTTATTGACCTTGAATTTCCAGCATTTACAGCCATGTCGAAAACATGGAGTGCTAACAGTTCGTTATCAATTAAATCAATTTTACAAGGATCGTAATAGTCACGTTTATATAGAAATTCGGCACGCTCTTTAGTTAGATTTCTAATGTCTTCTTTTGGATATGCTTTTTGCGAAATTCCATATTTTGTCAACCCGCCTTTGTCATTCACATTATCCGATAAAATACCCTCATTTCTGAAAATTATAGGTATAAATTTTTCAAATCTTGTCATAATCTTTTTTTTATCAGTGAATCAAAAGTATTTAATATAGGGCATTTTTCACACTCGATTGTACATTCCACTTGCGAATTGAAAGCCCTTTTGTAAATGTTATTTTCTTTTTCAATTACTATTTTTTCACTTTCAGAAAAGTTATAATCTCTTTTTAAGTCGTTTATCTGTTTTTGCATTGAAAGTTGATTGTCTTTCATTTCAGATATTATCTTACTTAAGTTTTCAATCTCTCCTTTTTCGGCTTCATTATTTTTTATTCGTTTGTTGTACTTAAAAAATATAATGAAGAAAATAGGAGTTGAAAGGCCTCCGATTATTGCTAATACTTTTAATGCTATTTCCAAAATTTCCATGTTCGTCTTGTTGGTTTTTCTCTTATTTCAATTATTAATTGCATGCACTCTATCAGCTTATCATATTGTTCTGTTGTAAGGTTGTCACATTGTCCATTATTTATTGCATCAATTAAGGCTCTTAAAGCAGTTATTATTTTTTTTTTTAACGAACCCTCCATATACGCTTAAAATAGTAGATAGTATTACAAATGATAATGTGAATATAAAAGCAATATGTTGATTGGTATAAATTATATATCCGTTGTTTTGAGCAAATTCAAGAAGTAAATTTACAATCAATGAAATAATTAGTACTTTATGCCATAAGCAGAATTTAAAAACAAATGAGCCTGAGAATAGCAATAAATCAAGTATTACTGAATGCCCAAAAAATGGATAAAGGCTATCAGTTAATACCCCCGAAAGTATCAACAGCAACCAAGCGTTAATAACAATCGGGATGTACTTAATCAACTGAATAAATAACCTCACCGCTTAGGTGGCTTGTAGGTACTTCCAGATTGTTTCCCTTTTTTCATTTTGTTTGTTTTTAATTAATGATATTGCAAAGATACAATTTATTTTTCAGTTTTTGCATAGCTTTTAAAAATAGAAAGCAATGCGGGGGTAAGAGCCGTTCCGATTAGTGGAAGTAGCTCCTTAATTGTCGGGATGTCTCCGATATTTAGCAATCCAACTACTGAAATTAACAATGTTCCGATAAAATAGTACAAGGCATTTAGTAGCTGGACCACTGTTATTTTTCCAAATTCGCTTTTCATATCATTTCTATATTTTCGGGTTGTTTTTCACTAAAGCAGATAATTTCTGTTTCCATTTCTTCAAACTGAACAGTCAAAACCTCTACTTCTTCATATCTTAATTCTTTGAATCCTAAACTGATTAATTGTTCATTGGTTGGATTGCTTACCCAGTTTTTACCTACCAACATAAAGTTGGAAGTGTATGTTAATTTATTGTTTTGTAGTATTGCTTTCATATTATATTCCATATTTGCCTCGTAAGGCGTTAAAATTATCTAAAACTTGTTGTGCTGTCAATGCGTAATTGTATATGTTTACGTCATTGATTGAGCCTCTAAAAAGAGCATCCCCTTGAGGTCTCGATGATATTTGTAAATTTGCATTGTTTATAGTAGTATCCGTCAACGTATTTTCAGTTATTATTTTAGTAATTAAAACTCCATTTACATATAAATTTACGCCATTTGCAGATGAACTGCCATCATAAGTTATTACACAATTACTCCAAGTATTTGGTGTTATTACAGAATTGATGGTTTTAACAAATATCCTATTCCCCGTTGAACTTCTAAAGATAAATACCATTTCGCCAAGAGATTCAACGGATGCATAGTATCCTCTTGCTACCTCCATTTTAGCAATAAAAGCTCTATAAACAGCTAAATCAGTCGGATTAATCCACGCATTTAGCGTAAATTGTTGAGTTCTTTCAAAATTAAGCACATTACCAATATTCACATAATCATTCACTCCATCAAACACCATATCCCTACCGTTACATACCACGCCATTAATTAAAGTTCCATTATTGTTTGACCCGCTTAAATCGTACCAATTAATCCCAATGCCAGGATAGCTTAACGGATTTCCAGCATCTAAAGAGAGTTTATTTCCTACAATAAATCTATTTTGCCCGAAAAATCTTTTTGAATAATATCCGTTCATTTTAATATTCCCCCCAACTTGTTTTTACTATCCAAACGCCTGTAGAAACTTCTACCTGTTCGAATACTATTGTATATTTCTTGCTAACTTTCATTGATAAAGCCGTTCCACCAAGCCAAACTGGAGTGAATCCCGAATAAATAAATGTCGGTGCGGCAACTGCATTTGTGCTGAAATGTAAAATAGTTTCATTTCGTTTTCCGCTTGTTGGGGCTTCGATAGTCAATGTACTATTAACGCTATTAACCAAAGTTCCTGAGATGCTATTTTGTTTTAATTGAATTAACGGATAAGTGGCCGCCCCGACAGCCGCATTTAAATTATTGAAATTTAATCTATCAATTCCAATATATAAAGAGTTTAACCATTCTTTAAAATCGCTAATCCTAGTACTAACAAATTTCAATGCTACACTATCCCACAATGCTAATTTATCAGCATCAATCGGAGTTATTTTTTCGGACGTGCTGTCAATGTGTTGGACGGTTAAATCTTGATTAACAGCCCTTAAACTTGTATGTCGTATTGCATTTGGGTTGTTAAGATATGAAGCGTTACCATCTCCTAAAAAAATTGACACAGTTCTTGAAGCGCCGCTTGTTTTAATAAATAAATCACACCCCATTCTATCCGTTGGATCAACATTGAAAGCTAATTGAACGGTTGCAATAGGAATGTAGTTGGCTGTTGCAAGTAAGTTGTTAACCTCGTCTTTGCACCAAACTATTGAAGGGAATAAATAAGTTTTAACGCCTAGTGCTGAATACTTGTAATACCTTGCACCTACATAAGTTGCACCAGTTGCACTGCTTACATATCCATATAACGCAAAACTCCATAGGCCAGAAGGGATTTGAGTAGTTGAAACAGCGTCAGGATAAATAAACGATTGAAATAATTTATCACCTTCGCCACTTGTTACTGCTAAGGATAACGTATTTGCGGAAACGTCTGGAATATAACTTAGAATTTTTACATTTGGAATTGAGTTATTTTCAAATGAAAAATACAAATTATTAGCATATCCACCGACTGCCGATGTAGCAGGTTTAAAAGTTCCATCGTCTGAAAGAACATCACCAATTGGAGTTATTGGAAACGGTAATAAATTTTGCTTTGTAGTAATTAATTCATTAATAGCTCCAACTAATGTTTTACTAACAGTATTTAGTTCTGAAATAACATAGTTTTTAGCTTGGTAGTACCAACTTTGAACAACTCTTAAAGCTGTCATTACTTTGGTGTTTTCAGTGCCTGTTTCAGCTTCTAATTGAGTTGCGTAATCTAATGGATTTGAAATGGAAACATAAGCCGTACCACTCCATCGATAAGAAGTATTAGTATCGATTGTTATGTAAATTTTACCGCTTTCGCCTGTTACCGGCAATGCTGCAAAATTAGCAACTTCTAAAACATCATCGACAAATGAAGGTAGTTCAGTCGATGGTACTTTCCCATCGACTAAATGCGCAAAATCTGTAGTTTCTGCATAAGCTGCCGAGCCTAGAGCATCTTTGCGTTCGTAAGTTAATACTATATCGTTATCATCGTTATCTAATTGAGCTTTCCCAGCAACGTCTGCATTTTTAGCATTACTCGCATTTGTTGCAAGCTTCGCTAGATTCACATCGGCGAATTCTAGTTGTGATGTGAATGGGTTTTCGGTTAACTCGCCACTATAATCAGCTTTTCCACTCAAATCAACCTCAATATCCGTACATCCATCAGTCGGGTTATCGGTCGCTGAAAGTACGCCTTTAAAGTTTAGTTTTGTTCGAGGTTCTACGTCGGTTCCGTTGGATTGGATTGTGTGACCTCCACCGACAGCCATATTTTCAGACCATGTACCATCTTTGCGGGTGTATTGTTTTCCGTCAATAGGAGCTTCTTCAATCCCATTTGAAAAAAGCTGAACTATTTCGAAAGTAACATCGGGTTGATTAGTTAAACTAAATTCAACTCCGTTAATGGTATGATATATTGAAAAATTAGCCATTATAGAACCTCCGCTTTAATTTTATTGTCAACCATTTCAATACCAAATAAAGTACCACCTAACAAGTCATCCATCGGGTTCATATTATCGTCAAACATTTCAAACATAATTTCACCTTTAACCATTGTTTTAGTAATATTTCCAGCAACTTCAATTTTCATTTGAGTATCTGAAATTATCGTAAGTGGCAAATATCCATCCTTTTCAAGTACAGACATTTTAATTACTTTCCCACCCGTATATAGATAGATAAATATGTTTATATAGTCATTAAATGAAAATCCAACTGTAGTAGCTACGAGTGTGCTTTCAATCGGACTTCCTAGATATAATTGCTTAGATGCCATAATGTTTCCTTAAAAATCGTGTGTAAATTAGTAATTGACAATCACAGAATTGAGGGTTTAAATTAGTCAATATTCGATATTCTTTAAAGACCTGTAAAACTAAATTACCCGACTTCGCAATGTCGGAATCGGGTAATTTTAATAACTCTTGAATTGTCATTTAGATTTTATTTTTGTAATTGCTTTCCACAATACAATATCTTTTTTCTTCAATGCCTTAAGTTGTGATGCAGTTAAAGTATCATCGCTATATTTTATACCACCTTTGCAGACTATCATATTAATTAAATGTTAGTGTCCAAGAAGCCAAAGTAATTCCTACTAAATCATCAGCGATAACATTAAGATTCAATAAATAGGTTTCAACTTCCAAATAGGTTGCATTTGCGCCAAGTTCGAAATTCCCATAAGCACCGATGGCCGTTGGATTGTTTTTGGCAAAAGAAAGTAATTGATCACCTATTGACTGAGCTGTAAGAGAACATCCTGAGACAGATAATTCGACTATATATGGAGCAGAAACTCCAACTAAAGAAACATTATCTATTAATGACAATGGATTAAGTCCGTTATAAATTACACTACCTGCCAAATCACTAACTTCAATAGATGTACTTGTAATATCCTTTGGAATATAATAGGTAATCGCACCATTAACGCCAGTATAGGTTTCATTAATTGAGCCGGATACAGTCGTAAGAATAACTCCATTAGGTAATTTAACATAACCAACTTTTGCAACATCAATATCTAACACCACAAGATCACCACTTGAAATATTGCCACCGTAAATAGTATCTAATTTGCTCCAATCAATAACATTATCATTTGCAAATAACATCGGAGTATTAGTATAATTTTCGTCAAACGTCAATAGAATACCTCCGTGGGTATCAGTACTCATTAATTCCTGCGCTGTAGTTTTCAAAACTAATCCACGTTCAAAACCAAACACTATATTTTGCCCGTCTCTTTGCGTTAATACTGCTACCCAGTCCTCATTCCTTAATTGTAAAATTTGTTTTTGAGTCAATGCAGTATTTTGGATAATGAAAACTTCTATGCTTTTTGAAAACTTAGTAAGTCCATAAGCGTTTTTTTCACCATCAGATTTTGGAGCAAAAGGATTTTCAGATGGCTGATAAATTGGAATCATCAGCCGAGGCACGAAATCAACTATATAACCACTTTCAGATTTAGGATTAATTTCAGAGCGCAAACAAAGAAAACCGACTCTTTCCATTCCAAAAGTTGTCGGGCAGTCGGTGTTTATTGCAGAATCTAGTTTATCTTCTGGACAAATCATTTTATATTTTTATTAAAAGGTTTATAAAACCGCACAGCTATCACCCTATGCGGAATTAAATGATTTAGGCAGTTTTTAATGCCGCAATAATTGCATCGGTAGTTGCTTCGTCTGTTTTCCAAATAAATGCAACTGGCAACAGAGCTTCTTTTTCCATCATTTCAATTGTCCAACCAAAAGCATCTTGGCTTTCCATCGAGAAAGCGGCCTTTGTAGTTGTTAATCCCTTTGATGGCGCAAGCAACATGTATTTGTTTTTTTCAGCAACAGTGTAGCTTTTGTTTTGGAGAATCAAATAATACTCATCGTTTCCAAGCTGGATAACTTGTTCCACTTTTGCAGGTGAATTGCCAAGGATTTTAAATCCAGCGGTAGAGTTAAATTTCAAAAGGTATTCTCCACGTTCACCTTCTATTTTTGTTGCTTTGAAAGGCATTTCTGCATTCTCAGTAACATTATATCCAAGTCCTGCCCCGATGCGAGCAAAAGTATTTACAACTACAGACCCCGCATCATATGCCAATGTTGCAGCGTTAATATAGCTACGTGCAATAAGTACACCGTCACGCTCTACGCCTACGGTTTGATTTTGACATCCTGCATTAATGCTAGTGTCGAGTTTGTCGGTAAAACAAGGTTGACTCATTTTGTTGTATTTTAAATTAGTTTGTTATTTTTGCAAAAATATAAATATATAGTAGTACTTTTAGTTTTAATGTCAAAAGATTGACATTAAACGCTTATAGTGCTTATATTTTCAATAAATGAAACTTGTTTCTGTTTTGTTTTTAATTCAACTATTGATAGTTCTGGAGCTGGTAATTCTGCCACTGCCTTAGCAAATTCTTTATAATCAAAAGTAGGAATATTTCCAGTAATTGTTGCTCCGCTTGTTATTGCATTGCTTCCACCATTTGCTTGAATTGATGCAACTGAACCAGTCAAAGGTACTGCCATCTTTGAAGTCAAATCGGGTGGTAATGATGAAACACCGCTACCACTTGCGCTATCTGTTGAATCAGCGGACGGTATAGGAGTTGCAATAATTGCGGCAATTTGTAAAGCGGCTGCAATTCCTGCGGCAATAGCCAGCGGTGGAGTATGCAATAAACTTACAACGGATGCAGCCCCGTTAATAATAGCATTTACAACTTGCATAGCCTTATTTCTAACGGCCGCATCATGGTCTAATTTAGCTTTTTTCTTTGCGTATTCCTCGTCAAAGTCCGCCTTTCCTTTGTTCTGTTTAGCCCATAAATCGAGTTCATTTGCTGCAATTGCATTTGAAAAAGAGAATGCACCATCTAACACATCTGCTGCGGAGTTTGCCCAATTCATTACGTTCTGAATTTTAGCTGATGTGGCTTGTTTGTCGGCCTCTTCATTCATTTGCCTATATTTCTCACGAATATTAAATTCGGCTTGACTACCTTCTTTAATGCCTGTCAATTCCAAATTCATTTGGTCAGATAAACTCAATTGAGTTAACCGCAATGTTTCATCAGCGTTATTTTGTGCCAAATTTAATTGATTGTCATAAGCATCAATTGAATCTTGCAGCATTTGTTCCCGTTTGGCTTTACTGGCTTCTACTGGGTCAACTTCAATTTTTTTATTAAATGGCTTTTGTGATAACGATGCAGTTGTTTGGATTTGAGCCCTTGCATCTGCTTTCATTTGCTGAAATTGAGCCGACAATTTACGGTTCAATTCATACTCATTTTGTTTTATTTTATTTAGTTTATCGAGTTCTTTTTGTTGCTCTTTTGTTACTTTTGTCAATTCAACAATTGAATCAGTCAATGGAGCAATTGATGGTTTAACAGGTTTAGAGGCTTCGTCTTTTATTGATTTTATTGCACGACTAGCTAAATAAGCCTTATCAACGTTTTCTTTACTAAATGCTTTAATTCCCTCGTTTATGTCCGAAAACAATGTTTTGAATTTAGAAAAATCTCCACTTAAAGCCGATTGTATAGCTATGTTTAATTTTCCAAATGACATCCCAATTGTATCAACAACTGACTGAATCCTCATGTTAAGATAATCTGATTCATCGCCTATTGCAATGAAAAATCGCTTAATATCTTTACTTAATAAAGTCAAATCGGTTAATAGTCCAGTCCAAGCCTGAACGAACCATCTCGAAATATCAGACAGTACCCCTTCACCGTCTTCAATCGATAACATTAGATTAGTCCATGCTTTACCTGCTTTATCGGTATCACCTGCAAGATTATTCATTACAATTGCAGCTTGTTCAAATGCTACATTTGTGCCTGTAATATCTTTGGTTAATTGCTTGAACTTTTCAGAGTTTTTAAATAAAATACCTGCTAAGTCAAAATAATGTTCTCCAAATTTTTCTTGTAGCGCAATGTTATCTTTCGCAATTGATTGATTATTGGCAATAGCTTTGTCGAGGCTAAAAATTCCTTTTTCGTAATTGGCAGTATCTTTTTGAAGTTCAACCAATATCTTTTTAAATCCTGTACCTGCTTTTTCAGCTACAATACCTTTTTCTCCGAATAGTTCCATCATCGCAGTTAATTGTTCAATTGATAATCCTGCGCTATCGGCTGTACCACCAACTTTTACAATCGCTTCATTCAAATATGGAATTTCTACAGCTCCATATTTTGCCCCTGCTCCAAGCACATTTATAAATTTATTCGCTTGGTCGGCACTTACACCGAATTGATTCATTATTTGTGTTAATGCTTTTGTTGATTCTCCAAGGTCAAGCGATGAGGCTTTACTTAGAATCATAACTGCATCAGTCATTTGCGCTAATGCTTTTACATTTGAAAGTAGTTCGGGTTTTGCACTCCCTACCAATTTCATAGCGTTAACGACCTCTATAGCCGAAATTCCATATTGAGAGCTCATTTGTTGCGCTTTCTCCTTTAAGAAAACTAAATCTTGTCCTGTTGCGCCTGTAATTGCTTCAAGTTCCGAAAGTTTTAGTTTAAATTCCATTGCGTTTCTTGTTAGCGCAATAAATCCAGCTACCAACACCGCAACGCCTGCGATTGCTGCCATTACTGGATTTCCAAACAACGCCAACATCTGAACTTTTAATCCATTTGTAGCCACAATTGCAGCCTCTGTTGCTGTTGTTGTTGCTGTTGTTGCCTTACCCCTTGCAGCCTCTGCGGTTGCTGCTGTTGTTGCTGCAACTGCCTCTGCCTCTTCGGCTGCGGTTAATGCTACTGTTGCGCCTGCACTTGCTGCGCCTGTAGTTGTTACTGCTGTATTTGCGGTCGCTCTTGCTGCCTCTGCTGCGGTTGCTGCGGTTGCTGCTACTGCCTCGGCTTCCATTGCTGCCATTTGTGCAGCACTAGATTCTAGTTGTGACACCTTAGCAATTTCCTGCGCCTGCGTATATTGCATCGTTGCATCTTTTACGCTGTCAAATTTATTTCGTAACGCAACTAAGACGGTCTGACCACTTGCAGCCATTTGACCAAAAATGCCAGGCAATCCACTCAATCCGATTCCATAATCAGCAACACTTCTTTGGTTTTGCCCAACTGTTTTGTCAATTGCTTTTAATTTATCATTTAGGTTATTAGCTGCTATTGCTGCTGCAATTGCTTGACGGCTATTTAACCCTTGTTCGGCTGCCAAATCTTTTGCTTTTGCCGCTGCCTTTGTATACGCTATTTGTAACTTATCATAAGCCCCCATAGCCGATTGAGCCGCTTTTACTTCCGTTTGAATTTCACGTTGTAAAATCCGCTTTTGTTGGCTGTATTCTTTTATTGCAATAGCATTTTTTTCGTATTGTTGTTTTTGCGCTTCATCACCATTTTTCAGTAACTTTTGGTCAGCCTGTAACTTTCCAATTTCTGCGGTCAGTTGTCCAATTTGTTTAATGCCAGCACCTGCATCAACTTTTATTTCAATTATCTTAGTCTCTGTACTAGTTGCCATCTTATATATTTTTTAGTTCTAAAAGTTCACATTCTGAAAATTCACTCTCACGATATTGCAATTTCATAACCGCATAGTATTTACCAAATTGTTGAAGGTAAATAGGTATTTTGGTAGAAAAGTTATAAATATCTTCGGGTTTTAAATAGAAATTTTCTTTAATAAAACGAGGCTTGTTTAATAAGTCCTGTTGAGCTGAATAGTTGGCTTCTACTTTTATGTTCGACCAAATCAAATCGTTTGGAAATTTCAAATAATTTATTGATCCTGTTCCAATAACTATAGAAATCACATCGTTGCTTTGTGTTTTTGCGTTCTTAATTAATTCACCACTTACAATCTTAATATCGTATAGCGGGTAATCAATAATAAAATCTGATGTGGAAAACCGCTTACCGGCTGCAAATTTTAATTCTACTAATTTTGATTCATCCTCTAAATTAAGATTGTCAACAACTAAATAAGCATCGGTAGCTAATAGATTTGTTTCATCCTTTTTGTATGCCAATGTATTTCTACGTGCATAATTTCCGAACTTAAATTCAACGTCCGAAAGCTCACTCATTCGAGTAGTATTCTTTACTAGCTTATTGCTCCAATCTTTTGCTAGTGATAAATTATCGTAAATAATCTCCGCACTGAAAAAATCTATCGTTGTAGGCGTTTCATCCGATATTGAAGGAAATAATCCAACTAATTGCATCGCTTCAAATATGAAATCAGAACAACTCATATCTGGCAAATTTGGAACTACCGGGAAATACCCTCCAGTTGTCGATGTGTTATAATATCCCACTTTATTTACTGTTTCTATTTGAAGCGTACCTATCATAGTTACAGTGTAGGTACTAAAGTATTGAATGTAAAAACTATTTGTTTTACTGTCTAAATCAAAAGTAAATACATTATTAATAACCCAAACAGCCCCGACTAATACTGCATGTATAGTGCTACCATAGGTTAATGTAGTTAAAAGTATGTCGAATGGATTATCTCCCTCTAAATATAGATTTACAGTTACTGTTGAGTTGGTTATATTTAAATTAGTAAAAACAGGGGTATATACATTTGTCATATCAAAAAAGCCCGAATAATCCGAAAAATTCAAATCATTTACAGCATTTGTATTTGATATAGGGTCGGTTATTGAAGTGCCAATAGAGCTAACTCCCACACTCTCTTTAAGCGGAAATACTACATTTGTGAGGGCTTCGGTTAATCCTGAAAATGATAAACTAAACTCATTTGCAATCTTATTTATTAACCAATTAAAAGTAACTGTAGGGTGTAAAACAGAAAATGGAACATCTGCATGAGTAGTATAACTTCTATCCTCATTTGTGAATGAATAGAAATCGCACCAGCCAATACCATCATCTATATTGTTTAAATCAATTGACCTATTCCATGTTAATGAATCTCCAGCTATCTCTTCCAATTCAGTGAGTTTTTTCTCACTCATTGATTTTATCGCTTCAAAAGCTTTCCCAAAAGTGAAAACGAACTCTATTCTATTGACTATTTTTGTGAGTATCCCTTTCCCGTCGTTGATAAGTCGAAATCCATTATTATAATAATCAACTGAATAGTTTTCATAAGGAAAGTTACCCGCATAATCGCTACTGTCAGCACCTTCGATAAGTCCTAAATTAGTAGATGTCTTTGGAAGTGAAACTGTCCAACTCCGAGGTGTCGATATTGAATTTATAGATGTGAACAAAAAAGACACAAATTGTAAATCCATTTTTGTTTTATCGTCAAAATCAACCGTTATACCGTTAATTATTAATTCTTTCATCTTCTTTGATTAAAATCAGTTGGTAATTCAACCATAAATTCAATGTCAACCATGCCTGATCGTTGCGGAGTAACTGCATTATCTTTTATTTTAACTTCAATCCATTTGCTATTAGTCCAATACTTAACAATTGGGCTAAACAAAATACTTTCAACAATTGGATATATAGTTTCATCTACTGATTGGAAACATCCGAATGAACGGTCTTTAATTTTCTCAATTACTTTACCACGTCCAAATTGTGAATCGGTTAATGATAATGGATAATATGGTATAATTTCACCACTCTTTATTTCTTTTGTAATTTGTCTTTCACGGCTTGCATAAAACATATAATGCCATATTTGACCATGTGTGCCTATCCATTGCAAATAGTGTCCTGTCGGGCATGATTGAGGCTCAAAAGTTATAGTTTGAACTTTTACTGTGGCTAATTTCGTCTCTTGTGTAAATTGATCTACGGCATCAGACGGTATTGTTTTTACACCTGAATATGTGCCGTCGTAGCTTTCAGTACTTGTAATTATAGTTTCATCATGATTTTTACTTGAGTTGATCACTAATGGATAACCTGGCCAATATGGAAATTTAAAATCAGCGTTCGAGTATACTTCATCAAATTGATAAGCACCCCAACGCAATTTCTTTGATACGTCCGTTTGTGTCGTTTCATCGGGTGCCGAAATTGTGAATAAACAAGTAGCAAAAAATGGATCGTTTGCATTTGCTGAATAATCCAACGCAAAAGTGGCAGCGTTGAAATAGCTTTCAAAAAGTACCGACATATCAAAATAAGCAACCGATGCAATGCAATTTCTTTTTAAAGTAATGCCATTTGAAATTAACGTTACTTCTTTAGTCGGAACGCTTGTGTTTTCACATACTACCTTTAATATGTTTGGTTCAAATATGTAGCAATAATCATTTAAGTTTGATAGTATCATAATATTTTATGTTCAAGAATTATTGTTCCTATTTGTTTTGAAATGCTGTCATAAAGTGGTTGATATTCATTTGAAAATATATCATTTCTTCCGCCTTGTTGATATAGCTTTGTTCCAAATTCAAGTATTTTATTTGCTACATTCCACGCAAAAGAAAAACGTTCTTTAGTCGATTTAAACTCAATACCTAAATAATTTGCCCAATTGTATAACCGTCTACGGAATAAATTAAAATCTAATTTTGCGGCTTCTTGTGGGCTTGTACCGGTTTCAATGTTTTGGAAGTTTTCACGTCCCCAAACGATTAAACCGTCCACAGCTGCATCCGAGTGCATACTTGTTTGAGTTGAGCCTGTTTTGGTTAACTTTTTATTTTGAATGTTTTTTCTTACATTCGTCACAAACTTTTTGCCCTCTACATCAAGTGCCGCTTTTATATCGGTCTGTATTTTATTTATATCGTCAGACATTTTGAATAAGTGGCTGTTAGATTAAATACTATTCCGTACTCGTTGTAGTTAGTTTGCTTCCAGTTTGGGAAAGGTTTTTGTGAGAATGACAATAATACACCTCTACGATGCATTAGGTCTTTAAACGCCTCGTATTTATACATTAAATCTAAAACGTTTTCGTTTATCTTCTCGTGTGCTAATTTATCGAATCCAATGTGCACAAAATACAGCGACATTTCACGCTCGTAAGATTGCGAATTATCAAATAATGGTTGAAATGGTTCGTTGAAATTTCTCCAAATACAAGGGAATTTATATTGATTTCCTGCCCTTACATTCTGATCGGGAAGATTTTCAGTTATAAACCATGCTAACCCGACTGATTTTGCACAATCATTAAATATTTGGTCAAATGCTGTCATATTAATTAATTGTTACGTGTCCTTTACAATTTACACAATCATAAGAAAATGTGCTTTGCCCATCATAATATTGTGTTAATTCAACTGAATGACCACACTTAGGACATTGTTTTATTATTATACTCATTTTTTTTCGCTGATTATTTTGTTGTATTTCCTTTGTTTATTGCTTTCTTTTGCTTGTCTTGAGAAAACGAATATATATTCTACAAGTGGATAATTCCAAGCTTCACTCATGCTTACCCCTCGTTTATCTGCCATTGATAAAACCATTCCTGATAATCCATTTTCATCCTTATCTCCATACCCTGCCTTTTTTTCATCCTCTGTCAGTTCAATTTTAATGTTTGAAAACTCTTGAGCGTAATAGTTTGATTTCTCTTTAACTTCCCAAGCAAAGCGATAAAAATCAATAAGTGGACATTTTGAAAGCCATTTTTCATGATTATTTTTAATACCAAAAAATAATTCAGCATAGGCCTTCAATAGTTCATTTGTATCTGTAATATCCCAAATCCAAGATTGTTGTAAAATAGTAATCTTCGAATGCTTCATCACCTCAATTCCTTGAATATGCGTCGGCATTGGAAATTTACTGCACTGCTCTAAAATATCGGTTTTAGTTATGTTTGCAATTGTTAGTATGCTTGCAATTTCTTTTAGTAATGTTTTGTCGGTTATTTTCATATAAAATAGGATAACTTATATATTTCAGAATTATAATCCGTTGGATATATTGCCTCTAATCCATTATTATACAAACTTTCTCTTATATCTCCTAACATTTCTACCATATCATTCCATGCCTCATCCATTTTATTTTTTACCGATATACTAATGCTAGTTTCAGCGGAGTGTATTTTTTCTCCCGAATCTGTTGAATTGCTTTGATAGGCCGTAATTACATTACAATAAACATAATTAGCAATTGGGCTTGTCAATGTGTTTTCATCTACAATTAATTCAAGTACTGACTCCGGAATAATATCACTACCAAATAATTTAATTAATAGCTTTTTTTGATGTTTTGCGATTTGCTGATCTAATCTTGACATAAAATCATCAATAGCCCCATCCGATGGCGTTCCATTTTCCGCTTGCGTTAACGATAGTGGTAGTTCTATTAGGCTATGAAAATATCTTGAATCTATTTTGTTTTCCATTATTTTTAGTATAAAAAAAGGTGCGATATTTATACCGCACCTTTTTATTTATTTTGCGGTTTTCTTTGGTTTCTCCGCTTTTACTTCCTGTTTTTCTACTGCCACATTATTTGCAATTAAGCTGTCTGCGTGGTTATCAACAATGAAGTCTGCCGTATCGCCTTTTTTATGATTGCAATGATTTTTTAAGAAAATAACCGTTTTCATCTTTAATTAGATTTAAACGATATTTTGACATACTCAACTTTTGATTTCCCACTAGTATTTGTGACCAGTACTTTATAGTATCTGTAGTATTGTTTAGTGGTTATTTCGCTGAATGGGGCTATAGTATCGGTACTTCCTACCCCTGTCCACGTTACGGTCTTTAAGGTTGAATAAGTATCAGTGCCAAAATGCTTCCCTTGAATAACAATTGTACATACTCCATTCGCTCCAGTCGTTTTGTCGGAAACTTTAACCCTCGCATTGTAAAAAACACCTTCTGGCTTGTTAAGTTCATAAACATAACTAAACGTAGTAGCCGTAACAGTACCGAGTGTATCGGTTGCAATGCCTGTATATTCGGAAATCCAAACGCCACCCAGGTTAAGCGTATATGCTTTTTGTGCGTTTGCAGTAAAAGCAATCATTACTAATAGAAATAAAATAATCTTTTTCATTTTGATTTATTTTTGATTGTTATAAAATAGTGGGAGTATATCTCAACCCCCACATTTAATTTATGCTACTGGAATTGTAATAGCGGTTTTAGCGGCTTCAATATCGCTGATTTTCACAAAGTTGTTTTTGTGAGCTTTAACAAATTGCATGCCGTAGAACTCTCCACGAATTGCGTAACGGTTACGGGCGAAATCGTCATTTATCCAACCGATTTCAAACTCAACATTTTTCACAAAATTGAAAGTTGCTTTTGAGAAATCTCCAAGCAATACCTCGTTTTCGGTCAAGTATTCGGTTTCAATGATTGGAATGTTTTTCAATGATTTATTTGCATTTGTCAACCAAGTAGGCAAAATGTAATTGCCGTTTTTGTCCTTCTGCAAATCCAACTCATTTACCTTGTCAATTGACATCAAAATTGCTGTCGGACGCTGACCTCTTACGGCCTTACGAGATTGCAACCAAGCTTTCAACAATACATCCCAAAGAGTTGCTTCTGGTAATTGGATACCGGCTGTAACAAATTCAACAGCATATACAGCTTTCAATCCATTGATTTCAGTAGTTCCTGCGCCATTGATGATGGCATCGTTATACTTATTAATCAACTCATCCATCAATTCCTTGCGGACTTCCTGCTCCAGTGTTGGATAGTTCCATGTTGCTACTTTTGAAATAGGAACAATAGCGGCAATTAATTTTGCTGTTACTTCTTTTTCTGACCATTCATAGTCGATAAATGGTTTAACACCACCCTCCAAAACGTATTCAGGAACGCCTTCTTTTTTGTTTCGTTCCATCCAAACGTATGGATTTGAACCAACGCCTCCGTTCATTTCTGTAATCAAAGAAGATGGTAAAAATTCAGGCAATGTGTTTGCAGCGTCAACTGTTGCATCACGTCTGCCAAGTGTTTTTGGTGCTACGATATTAGCTAATGTAATCGGTTCGGCTGCTCGAAATGAAATCTTTACAGAACCGCCATTTTTGGTTGCAAGAATTTCTTCTTTTTTTGCTTCAAATTCAGCACGGAAAGAATCCCAAAATCCTCTTGGCTGTGAATCACCAGCACGCATTCCTTCAATTGTAGTTTGCATTGCAACAATTGTTTCCGCTACTGTTTTACCATTTCCAAGGTCGCCCAATTTCTCACCTACTATTTCAGTAGCTTTCAATTCTAAAGCGGTGCGAAGTGTTTCGTTTTCTTTTTGCATTGCATCGAATAAACCACCTGCCAATTGCTCAGCTCCTTGAAGCTGTTCGTCTGTGTATCCTTTTGCTTTAAATTCGGAACGCAAACTTTCAATAAATACTTCCTTTTTCATTTTTTATTATTTTAATTGTGTTTTGTAAATATGTTTTTCAATAAATCTTTTTCGATAATTGGTTTTATTGTATTTCCTTCAATTTTTGCATCGCTTCTTACGGTGCAATTTACATCAGCTGGCTCAGGAGCAAAAGCCACATGTTTAGGCTGCCATTTTAAAGCAGTGTAGCTAATTTTCCCGTCAACTTCCATTCTCATAACATTGAATATGTTTATACCAACAGAAACAGTTTTAAGAACTTTGTTTTCTAGGTCTAACAATAAGGCTTCGTCTGCTCTTGCTCCAAGTTTAAATGTCGCTGTAATTTGTCCGTTGCCTATTTCGTAAGATGTTGAAATACCTCTCAAATCTTCTGCATCTCGTTCCCAGTGGCTCTCAAATAATGGCAACCCAACTTCTAGCCTATCGGTAACAATGGCATCGGGTGAGCAGCGCAAAACCTCTGTAAATTCCTCGAATGTATCACCATATTTATACCCTTGTAATAAAATAGGGGTTTCGGTGGCAATCACAGCGGTGAATGTTTTTTCCTCACGATTCACAACAAAAGGGGCATCAACCCTTAATGTTTCAAATCCTAATTCTTTATTTTGAATACTTTTCATATAGTTTGTCAAGTTGTATTTTCGTGTCTATACCAGCAAGTTTTAATTCAGAAAGATTTTTTATTAAAATAGAATCTGATTCAAGTTCAAGTTTCCTGTTTGCTTGTAAAAATCCAATCCCTGTTTTATTTATTGCTATCTTCTCATTTGTAAGCCCGAACATATATGTTAAATCATTACAAATATCATCCGCATAAGAGACAGCAATATCAGACCAAATTTTAGCCTCTGCAACTTCTTTATTTGTAAATGTCGTTCCTTCTTTGATTGGTAGTAAATCCTTGTCAACTCCATAAACCCCTGCTATTGCTAAAAAATTAGCCAATGTTTCTTCAAGTGGCATTAAATCTTTGATAGAAACAAGAGTATTTAAACCAGCTAATGGAGTATTCGAAATACCTTTTATTTGTTTATCGCCTGTTAATCCAAATCTATTGTTTAAATCTGAAACTATACTATCCCTCTTAAGTGGATTAATTGCTGATTCTAAATCATTTGCAACCGTTCTTTGTGGGAATAATATATAAGCAGTACCATTTTTTACATAAACATTATATCTTGCTTGATAAACAGCCAATAGATTATTCACATTATTCTTTGCAGCCATCAGTGGGCTCATTCCCCTATAATCACTTACTGATCTGTTTTTTATATAGCTTTTTGAGTGCAATATAAATTTAGGTGAAATCTTATCTCCAGTTACTGAATAGTCGTAAGTTGAAATATAATCATCAATTTGAGCTGCCTTAAAGTAATTTTGCTCACCATTTTTAAGTATTATATCAACCTTGTCAGGCTGCAATAAATGGATTGATTGAACATTGTCCTTTGTTATTTTTTCAGTTCCTTCTGGTGTCTTGAAATACATATACCCATTACCGTCTGAAAGTTCACTAAAAACAAAATTATAAATCAAATCAGTAAATGATCCATCATATATATTTGGTCTTGTTAATAACTTTTTTAGTGTACGAGACATCTGTATTTCTTTTCCAGCTGAATTTTCCAAATGAACGGTATTAAGAAGTTTTGCCACTTTTTCAGCAATGCAATCAATTGGAAAAAATACCTCTGCAAGTTGTGAAGCTATTACATAACCGTTAGCCTCTGTAAGTGTTTCGGGTGTAATCGAGTCGGACAGGTTCATATATGTGAAAAATGAACCATCCGACAAGGTGGTAATTTTACCATCTGTAGCCGTTGTTTTAGCTCTTTTCCAATTTAAAAATCCTAATCCTGCCATTTATGTGTTATTTATTTGCAAAAATATAGTTTAATGATAAAGTTATTTATATCTTTGTCAAAAATATGACATATATGATATATACAGTTACGACCTATTCAACTACATTCCATCCTTCAAAATCAGAGCGTACAGTTAGACGGATGATAAAATCTAAATTGCTACCCGAAAATCACATTATTAGCAATATAGGGAGTCATTTATTTATTAACGTAATGACAATCACTGAAAAGGCAGAGTATTATTTGGAAAAGGCAATTGAGTATAATCTAAATAAAAATAAGTGTATTTCATCAGTTGTAAAATTCTGCATTGAAAATGATTTGAGTGTTAAGTTGTTTTGTAAAATAGTAGGCGTATGAAAAACCAAAAGCTATTACCAATAATAAATTATTGGACAGAATACAATAAGCTTAATTCAACACCCGCAGAGGTACTAATGGCTTCAAAATTACGCTTTCATGAAATAGCATTTGAAGCAGAATATCCAATACTTACAGAGCGTTCTTTTTTTACCGCTGATTTTTATTTGCCAAAGCATGGGTTATTGATTGAAATTGACGGGGAAATACACAGCCAAATAGAAATACAAGCTAAAGACTTTGTTAAAGATATGGTTTATAAATCATTCGGCTATCATGTACTAAGGATCAAAAACATGGAGGTTGAATTTTTCAATCTTGATTTTATCAAAAAATATAAACCAAAAAGAATTTCACAATATCAAATCGTAAAAAAATGACAAACAAGAAAGAAACTCCAAAAACTAGAATTGAATTAATTAGTAATGTTGACTTTATTTCTCAATTTGTATCTGATTTAGATACAATAAAATCTGATAGGCTTAGAAGGATTTCTCCACCAAATGGATTTAGATATAAGAAAGACTTTATCGATAAATTGATGCAACTCGACAGCTTTACGGTTGATTATTTTATTCGAAATATATTTGATATTATTGATAAAAAATCAAAACTACAACCATTTGTTAGAAATGGTATGTTGCAAGTTTGGAATATTTCAGTACATAATTTTATATATAATTTAAACAAATAACAAAATGATCGAACTAGGAAGAATAGGAGTACTTGCAGGAAAGAAAGTAAAAGCTATACAGGCTACAGAAGAGGGTTGCAAGACATGCACTTTTATTAATGTATGTGCTAGACATAGCGCAGTAACATATTTTAATAATGCACCTAAATTGCATTTAGATTGCATGGCTAAATATAGATTTGATAATATCAGCGTTTACTTTTTAAAAATTAAATAATGGAATATCTAATAATAATTAATTTATTTTTAAAGGTTCTTTTCATTACATCTGCGTTATTTAATATATTCAAAATAACAGAAGAGTACCTTACGGATAGCATTTCATTCAATGAAAGTGCATTTTATGGATGGATTTGCGCAATACTTTGGTGTATTTGCGCAATACTTTGGTGTATTTCATCTTTCTTTTAATTTATAAACTAAAAAGGCTACCCGTAATTGAGTAGCCTTTTTTTAATACAATACACTTTTAAACTTTGCCTTTAGAAATGCAGCCGCCCCGCAACAAGCATCAATAGGGTCTTTAATATGTTTATTATCACCTTCTGTTTGATAACTTGTTAAGCATTTTATAAATGTTGAATAATCAACATTATTTTTATAATTGCTATCAAAAACAAAGTTATCTCTTACAAACTCATAAGATGCTAAAATGCGCCCTTCCTTATTCTTATGCTCCGATAATGGTATAAGCTTAGTATTTCCAGTTATCGACCTATGTAGGTCAACCACCGCCCCCATACCGACCCCATTTGATTCTACAATACAATCATCAATCCCATAATTGGTAAGTTTACTAACTACATTTGGAGTATTGGCAATTATTCCAACCTTATTACAAATTACATCCTTGACGTAAACGGTCAACTTTTTTACTCCGAAATCAACAAACATAAAAGGCATTGCGTAATTATCTCCACCTCTATCGGCTGGATCACCACAGGCAAATGAGTATTGGAATAGCTTTCTATCAATCTTTGATAAATCGTCAAATCTAAGGCTTGAAATTGGAAGCAACAACCCTTCTTTCGGCTCTGGGTTTTGCATGTATTGCGTTTCGAAAGTTGTAGGTGATTTTGACTTTAACCGTTCAATTTCTTCATGTCCGCATTTCCACTCCCATAGTAGCCGGCCATCAGGATAAATTACAGGCATGACAAGAAACTTTGCTTTCGTACTTTCTCCGAAATAATCTTGAAATACAGCCGTCGCATCCTTCGCACCTGCTCTTTGTTGAATGTTTATAATCGGGGTGTCTTTCGAATTTACACGGCTCAATACAGTATTTAAAAGTACCCGACTAACTTTTTCGTTTATTGCATTTTCTTGACTTGCATCATCAATTTTGTTTATATCATCCAATACTATACAGCCTTCAAAATCTCGAATGTAATCAGTAAGTCCAGAATCATGTTCAATCATTTGCCCCGCACCAAATCCAGTTATTTGACCAAAAATAGTGGCAGTTTTCAATCCTCCACCTTTATCGGTTCTCCAAAGGTTTTTACCATTTTGGTCTCTTTTTAATTCGACTCCATACATTATATTAAAATATGGATGCTGAACTATATCACGAATAGACACAGACGTTTGCGCCCTTAATTCGTCCGATGCTGTAATGTATAGCCAGTTTGAACATGGATTCATCCCTATGCCTCTAGCTATCACATTAACGGCTGCTATCTCTGTTTTACTGAACCTTGGAGGTATGTTTATATTAAGCAGTAATAATTCGTAGTCTTCAATTAGTTTTAAATTCTGCTCAATAATTTTGTGATGGTCGCTAATAATAAATTTCGTTCCTCGCAAAACCCGAAACCAAAAACGAGTAAAAAATAACAGCGAAATATCACACTGGATTCTCGCTGCAATTAATTCAGTTCTGGTTAAGCTTTCAAAGTTCATTTTCAAATGATTGTTTTGCTTGGTTTAGTTCGGCTTGCGCTATTGGGGTATTATTTAAACTTTCGTTATTAGTCGTTACATCCGCTCTATCAGTCCATTTATAATTAGACTTTAGATTGACTATTGCGGTGGCCTCTTTAATAGTTCCTTTTTTTGCGTGCGAAAAACAATTGGCTTCAAGGTTAGAAAGTATTATTTTGTGCTTGATATTCAGCTCTTTATATTTATCTGATAAATACCCGAATATATCCCTATAAGTTCCTAATTCCCTTGCTACCTCGCCAATAAAATCAAATTCATCGTTATTAGACAAATCAATTGCATCATCAAATAGCTTAGTAGCTTCTTCGATGTTCCATTGTTCTGCATTCTTATTATCTTTTGGGGCTGCCATTATTTTCTTAATAAATATCTATAACTTAATTCAAAACATATCTGTCTGATACAATATACTAAAGGCAACCAAATAATATCACCTACCAATAAACAAGCTGCAATAAGTGTAATATCACGAATCACATCGAATAAATGCCAGGCATCAGTTAGGAAAACCAGAAATGTAGAGCTACCGAAAAATGCTTCTCCTTGTTTACTGTCTCCGTTCTTCCATTTACGCATCCATGATAGTGATTTACACCAATATGCTGCGTTTAGGCTTGAAAGTTTACTATTCCAGTAGTTGGATGCACTTACATCGCATATAGCCTTAGAAGCCCCCGAAATGATTAATAGTAATAGTATGATTATCATGTTTTAAAACATATTTCTTGCAAATATACATCTAATTATCTAATAAAACAAATACTTGTATTAAATTATGTTATATGATTGAATTATATAGTCCCATTTTTGGTACTATCAAATAAAAGCATTACTTTTACATCATGAAACAACAACGAAGATGTTTCGGTTAAAAAATAAGATTATGACAACTACAGTAAATTTAATTGGAAAAAAACTTAGAGATTCAGAAGGAAATATTTTTTTTATTACAGAATATACCTACTCCGCAGATGGAAAAAAAAACGGATATACATTAAAAGGAAATGGTGGCGAAAAAGAAATATCAAAATACGATTTAAATTTTTACGGATTTATGAATTAACTAACCCCTGTGCTATCGGGTTACGGGCAAAAAACATGAAACAAATAACAGGCAATTGGTGCGATATTTTCGCACAAAAAATAGATGAAAAAGGTATGACAGTAAATGAGCTCGGAAGGGATGCAAACGTACCAAAAACTACAATTCACCGAATTATGAATGGCGGTACAATATCACTAAAAAATTTCGGGTTAATCACTAAATTTTTAAATATAAAATTATGAAAGCAATTGAAATTATCGGCTTCGCTATCGGAGTATTAGCAGTGTCAGGATTTGGATATATTATTATTAAATTACTGGTATCATTCGCTCAGATGAATGAAAATAGCTTAAACATTTTCAAAAAGAAACACAATGAAAAAATTTAGAGATTACTTTGAAATTACCGAATCAGAAGCAAAAGTAGTAGTTCAGGCAGCGGTAGCAATATGTTTAGTTTTGCTTATTGGATTATTAACCGGTAAAATATACATACCATGATAATATATGAAAAAAAATGCCCCGAATGTGGCGAATGGTTTGAAGATAGAGAATTAAACAATTATGGCTTATGTACTCCATGTCAAATGGATTTAGAAATTGAACATCAACAAGTAATAGACACCCAAAACAGTTTAAATAATTTATAAATATGAAATACTACAAAAGAGAATGGCCAACTATCGGAACTACATTTGTACATTGCATTAATGGATTGCAACATACAGAGATTCGATATGATTCAGAAAGGAGCGTCCAATCAATTGAGACGAGAAAAACAAGTCAATCATTTATTGACGACTATCATGTTGATTCAATAGCGATTGGAGAAGGAGAGTTTTTATTAATCAAATCAAAAGCGCAAGCCGCAATTGATAAAATTTTGGGATTATGAGCAATTTACCGAAAATTAAAGACCTATATGGCGAAGGACTTTCAATAGTCGAAAGTGACAAATTAGTTACCTTATTAAATCAACCTCCTTTAGAAAGTTGGGTAAAACTTCATCCATTCATTAAGAATTATAAATATGTTCCAATTGAGCGTGTAGAATTTCTTTTGAAAACAATTTTTAAACGTTATCGCATCGAAATAACAAACCAAGGAAGTTCATTTAATGGTGTTTGGGTAACAGTTAGAGTTCACTATTTGCACCCAATTACCGGGGAATGGGATTACCATGATGGAATAGGGGCAGCGCAATTACAGACTAAAAAAGATACAAGCCCTGCAGACTTATTAAATATAAATAATGGAGCTTTAGCAATGGCTTTCCCAATTGCTAAAACAGTCGCAATTAAAGACGCTTGCGACCATTTCGGGAAATTATTTGGAAGTGATTTGAACCGTAAAGATATAATTAATTATGAAGTTGATTTAACTTTGCAGCTTATGGAAGAAAGCCACCCGAACTGGGACAAAGTTTGTTCTGCTATTAAATCAAAACAATTCACAGTTAGTGATATTTTAGATAAATATTCAATAACTCCAGAAACTCAAATTTATTTAAAAGATTTATACGATGGAAAAGTTTCTTTGTAGGGCTTCGGCCAGTGGATTATTGATGACAAATCCAAAAAATAAAACTGATTTATTAAGTAAAACTACTCAATCGTATTTACAGGAGTGGACAAAAGAAAAAATCTTTAGAGTTAGAAAAGAAATTTCAAACAAAAAACTTGACAAAGGAATTGAATATGAAGATATTGCAATTGATAAAGCAATTGAGTGGCTTGATTTACCTTTTGCATTGAAAAACAATAAACGATTTACAGATGAGTTTTTCACAGGTGAACCCGACCTACTATTATCGGATACTGTAATTGACATAAAAAATAGTTGGGATTGCTTTACTTTCCCGTTGTTTGACACAGAAATTCCAACAGATGGATATTATTACCAACTTCAGGTATATATGTACCTAACAGGTCTTAAAAATGCCAAATTAGTATATGTACTTTTAAATACACCAGAAACAAAATATACTCCCGAAATAGATTATTCAAATATCGATAAAAAATATAAAATAAAATCATTCGACTTTGAATACGATGAGGCAGTAATTTTGAAATTAATTGAAAGAGTAAAAGAATCACGTATTTATATTAATAATTTAATAACACAATTCTATGAGTAGTTTAAGCGAAATTTTTATCAAAAAAGAAACACTTGAAATTTTAGTGGCAACACTAAATAAAAAAACAGATGAAGATGCAAAAGGTGTAAAAATTCAGATTTCAATATCTGATACCTCAAATGATTATGGACAAAATGTTTCTGCAATTGTAAGTCAATCAAAGGAGCAAAGGGAACAGAAAGTAAAACCATTCTATGTCGGAAATGGTAAAACTTTTTGGACAGATGGTAAGATTAGTATTGCAGCAAAAAAAGAAGCTGTACAGGCTGCGACTATACCCACTACGAAAGAAGGTGACGGATTACCATTTTAATCAATCTAACCGCCCCTATCAAATTCGGTAGGGGCTAAATTTAAACAAAATGAAAATATATATTAGCGGACAAATTACAGGATTAGAAAAAATTGAGTATGAGAATAATTTTCGAGATGCAAAAAGATTTATAAATATGGCATATAGTGCCCCTTGGGATATTACAGTTAGTCCGTTGGATATAACTCCGTTTTTAGGAAATTGCAAAAGAACAATCACTGTTTTGAATTATAGTGGTGAGTATAAAGTAAAACATTGGTCAGAATTTTACAAAGAAAATTGGTTAAATTACATGATTAATGATATTCGTTCTTTACGCAAATGCACCCACATAGCAATGCATCCAAATTGGATTGAAAGCCGAGGTGCGGTGATCGAGTATTTTCTAGCTAAATTTATTTTTAAACAAAAAATAATTTGGTTATGATAGAGTATAAAGATTTAATTGATTTAGGATTTAAAAAGCGAAATTACTCCGACAGCGTACATTTTGATCGATATGGTTATCATTCATTTGCTTTAGAAAAAGAATTTCACATTCAAGAAACTAAAAAAGTGGTACTATTTGAATGGCATCCTACAGAATTAAAAGTTAACTATTGGATTGGAGACAGAAATTTAATCAAACAAATAACCGAACTTTCAGAATTAGTCGATACTTTAAAAATATATGGATATGCAAAACGAACTATTTCCAACTGAAATAAATCGCATACGTGGCAAGTTTGCGACCTCAACACATACGAGGTTATACAAATCTATGGAAAACGGTTTAAAGTTGCAAATTGAGCAGCTTAGGCGGCAATTAATAGGAGTAGCTACTATGTTACGACTAAAGGATGAACAAATTATTCAACTAAAACAAAAATTGAAAGGATATGAAAGCAAATGAATTAAGAATTGGAAATTTAGTCTATTTAAACGATAAACAAAAGGTTTGGGAAATCTTAGATGGTCATGAAATTGATGAGATTAATGAAAATAAAACTGTTGAACCAATAAATCTTATTGAAGAATGGTTGTTGAAATTTGGATTTATAAAAAATCAAAATGTATTTTGGATTTCCATAAGTAGCATAAAAGCGGAAATTCACATTGAGCAATATAGTAAGGAATTTGTAACTATAGTCAGAAGTGATTTTTCAGAATTAATTTTATGTCCAGTAAAATATGTTCATCAACTTCAAAACCTATATTTTGCATTAACTGGTAAAGAATTGGAGGTGAAAGATGCTAAAATGTAAATGTGGAATAGAGTTTGAGCCGTTTTCAAGGAATAGCACGATAAAACAGAAAATGTGCATGCAATGCCTTATTAAAAATGGTAATGAAGAGCGTAAGAAATTAGCTAAAAATCAATGGAAAAAAGAGAAATCAGAAATAAAAGCTAAATTAAAAACACATTCTGAATGGCTCAATGATTTGCAAAAAGTCTTTAATACCTATATCCGTGCGAGGGATTTAAAAAAACCTTGTATTTCGTGCGATAAACCTTTAATCGGTAAGTTTGATGCTGGGCACTTTTTTTCTGTTGGGGCTTATCCTAACATTAGATTTAACGAAGACAACGTTCACGGGCAGTGCGTACACTGTAATCAACATCTACATGGGAATGTAAATGAGTATGTTATTCGTTTGCCTTTCAGAATTGGACAAGAACGTTACAACTTATTGTTTTTGAGAAGAAACGAATGTGGAAAATTGACCGTATCGGAAATAAAAGAGCTTTTGATTGATTATAAAAACAAAACTAAAGTGCTTGAATTAAACCGAGTTGATTTTTACGAACAAACCGAAAACGATAAACTTTCAAATAAATTTTGAAAATTAGTTGTTTATTCAAATAATAGTAGTATCTTTGCATTTATAATTAATTAAGCGGTTTAAATGTACCGCTTTTTATACCACAATAAAGTTAAATAATTAAACCATGAAGCGAATCAAAACAAAAGACATTGACACTACTAAGTTAATAACGAAGGCAAAGTATGCCGAAAAAATGGGTATCAGCCAGCCAGCTGTACAAAAACAAATTGAAACTGGAAAGTTGACAATTATTCGTGCAAACGGAGCAGAACTTATCCACGAGTAATTTTTTTTGAATAATAAGTTAAATAATTAAACTATGAAGTACTACCTACATGATTCTAATTCATTCAATGACGAAAAAATAACAGAACTATTTATCTGTTTTGGATATGAAGGACTTGGATTATTTTATACATTGCTTGAAAAGTTGGCACAACAAGAGAAACCAATTAAAACTACTGTTTTAAAGAGCCAATTAAAAGTAGGTAAAAAGCTTGAAAAATGTTGGTCGTTTATGGAAGAAATTAAACTTATTTCATCAAACAATGGAGAAACTTTCAACAAACAATTGATGAACTTTAGTGGAAAGTATGCAATAAAAAAAGAAAAAAATAAAAAACGGGTTGCAGAATGGCGTGATAAACAAGAAGTTACAGAAAATGTAACGTGTTACAAAAGTGTTCGTAACACCGATAAAGTAAAGGAAAGTAAAGTAAATGAAAGTAAAGAGAGTAATAGAGATGTGGCAAAAGCCACCACGCAAAAAAGAATTTCTGTTTTTAAAGAATCATTATTCCCATATACAAAAACTCAAGGCGGAATTTATTCTGTCGATATGGTAAAATCATTTTTCGAGTATTGGAGTGAGTTAAACAAATCAGAAACTAAAATGCTTTGGGAAATGAAACCTACATTTGAAATATCGAAAAGGCTTGCAACCTGGGCGAAAAATGATAATACATTTTCAAAAGAACCAATAAAAAATAACGTTTATAAAACAACTGATTAAAATGATAAAAATAGATAGCTTTGAATTTCATAACGCAGACAACATGCAGATAATGAAACAATACCCAGATAAGTATTTTGATTTAGCTATTGTTGACCCGCCTTACGGAATAAATATAACAAAAAATAAAAGGTTAAATAATAATTCAAAAAACGATTGGGATTCAGAAATTCCAAACAAAGAATATTTTAATGAATTATTTCGTATTTCAAAAAATCAAATTATTTGGGGCGGAAACTATTTTATTGAGCATTTAAAAAATAGTCGCTGTTTTATAAATTGGGATAAATTAAATCATTCTGATACTTATGCAGACTGCGAAATGGCTTGGACTTCATTTGATAAAAATGCTAAAATTTTTAAATATATGTGGGATGGTAATAGATATGGATATGAAGGAAATATAAAAGGAGTTGGAAAACCTACAATAAGATTTCACCCAACTCAAAAACCAATAGAATTATATGATTTTTGTATTATAAACTATGCTAAACAAGGCGATAAAATCATCGACACACATTTAGGCAGTGGCTCAATAGCTTTAGCAATCGACAAAGCAAATAAACTCGACAATATGAATTTAGAGTTTGTCGGGATTGAGTTGGACGCGGAATACTTCAATGCTGCATTAAATCGGTTTAAATTAGCACATTCACAAACAACAATTTTTGACTAATGGCAAAAAAAGAAAATTCAAACTATGCAAAAATACCACCTCAAGCATTAGATATTGAAGAAGCCGTTTTGGGCGCATTAATGATTGAAAGCGAAGCAATTAACAGGGTAGACCTTAATCCTAATGACTTTTATAAAATTGCACATGAGCGTATTTTTTTAGCAATTAAAAATTTACATAATCGTCAAAATCCAATTGACAGACTTACGGTTGTAGAAGAGTTGACAAAAATGGATGCCTTGGAAGAAGTCGGAGGCGCTTATGCAATTGTAATGCTTGCAATGAAAATGTCGAGTGCTGCAAATTTAGAATATCATTCAATGATTATTAAGCAAAAATCAATAGCTAGAAAATTAATTGCTTTGAGTTCCGAAGTGCAAACAATGGCTTATGATTCAGGAACCGATGTTAGTGATATTA